GTTGTTTTTACTAACCTTGCGGGGGAAGAAGCGGTTAGCGTTCTTATTATTCTTACCCATTTTTGTTACCACCTTTTTCTGATTCTTTTTCTATGTTAATTTTTCTGGTTAAATAGAACATGGCCTTCTCTAGATCCTGAACCATGCTGTCCTTCCTCCCAGCTCTGGAAATGTACTTAACAACATTCCCCAGGTGGTAGTCTAAGCACCAATCCTCCACAACATCCAGCGGTTCGTGCTGCCTACCTGCTGTGTAATGCTCAGGATTTGAAACGGCATCGTGTTTTAGCTTCAATATTCTTCGCTCAGAAGTCAAGCATACCCTCTTCTTCATCGACAACAGATCCACCGTCTGGTTTCGCAGTGGCCTTCGCTGGCGCTGCGGTGCTGTCCTTGTCCTTCTTGGTTTTCCAAGAGTTGTCCTCTAGGGAAATAGAGATGTACGGCTCATCCGTTTCTCGATCGATATTCTTCCACATGGCAACATTGATGTAGGTCTCTTTGTTCTTCGTGAATTCCGTAGTCACGTTCCGCAACCATTGGGCACACTCCCGGTTCTTTTCCTCGGCCTTGGGTCCAGTGAACCCTCCCAATTTGAAGTTGCCACGAAAATCAGGCTGCTTATCGTTGCTCTTCTCGTTCTTTCGTACGCTTCCGAATACTCTAGCCATTGTTCTCCATTCCCTTCAGGGCCTTTGCCCATTGTTTGAATGAGTCGCCAACAGCCTTTGCTGCGATGGCATCCTCTTCCTTGAGTTCTTTTACGAGAGATTTGTTTTCCTCGTAGTATTCCATGATTGTTTCATAGGTCATTGCTGACTTGAATAGCGTATTGAGAAGGATGGCTTTTTGATTTGTGAAGAGCCTGTAATGTGTAGCCACTTCAGCCATGATCATCTCGTCGGCTTCCTTTGTGAACTTTTTATTCTCCAACGGGAAACGCTTAGATCCGAGTATCGTATCATCGTACAGGTAGCGACCGATACCATGTTGTACCGCTGCTCTCTTGAGGGCGTCGGAGTACATCCCCTTGTCCCCCTCGAATGTGGATTGAGTTCCTAAGTCGCTCTTCAACACCCAATCGAAATCGTTGTCATACCTGACAGACAACTTACAAACACATCGGTTCTCAATGTCTGTGTATTCTGTCATCCAGTTATTGATTCCAACCACTTCATCCAAGCGATCCATGACATCTCGTGCATCCAAGTAGAGGAGTGCGGAGGATTGATTCCCCCGGAAATCCGCAGCTCGCCACTTGATCTTATTCGGAGCGAATGGAGCTTTTAATCCTGCCTCAGCGACAGGGATACCCATGCCCTTTTCCTTCTTCTGTTTTCCCTTGGATTTCTGTGATTCTTCAGACATTTTCATTCTCCCTTTCTTCTTGCCAGTTTTCCCATTGTTTACATATTTTAGAAAAATCGCAGTATGACTTGCATCTTCTCAGCGTCTCGTGTGTCTTGGATATAAAAGCTTCTGTTTGATTAGATGGAAGCAGGCCTTCGTATGCAGCCTTCGCGTCTCGTTTTAATCGGTAGTTTGCTTTCGTGCTTATGTCTGCGCGTAATATTTGCCACATCGTTCCTGAAGGCCAGACAGCATCCTTAGAACAGTCAGGCAAATCCTCATCTGGCAGATCTCTGGCGGCGCTATGAAGTCGAATTCTTTCTCTTATGAATTCTTCTCGCTTAGAGAAATTCCACAAGGGTAGGTCCACTGTCACCCCCGGTCGCGCTGGATACCTGTCCGGTGTCCGCTCCTGAGAAGAGATTTTCCAATCTCTGAGGAATGCGTAGACCTCAAGCTTCTCCACGGTGAAGCCCATTTCTTGTTCGACTAACCATGCGTAGATATTTAACTGTTGTTCCCATTTGCTGGTGTCATTCATGGAGAATACTGAGGTGACTTTGTAATCACCGATAGTCATCATCCCATTCTGATCTAGAATTTGAACATCCATCGCTCCAGAAATAGTCTTGCCGTCTAGTTCTGCAAACAATCTTCGTTCTGTTACTTCATGCTCTGGAGAATTCAACTCCATGAATTTATGAAACATCTGTCCTATGTGTAGCCAAGGATTTTCGTATGGATCATTGATGTTCATGTTTGGATAGCGGGATTTAAGTGTCGCGATCTTTGGCTCTTCCAAGAGTTCAGTAGTTGAAAAGTCGCAGTCCCCGCTATCATAGTCATCATCGGCACAGAACCGCATGAAAGATTCCGGCGCACCGTATTTGTTTTCTATGTTCATTGTCTTTCCCCTTTCGTTAAGGATCAAAAACTAATCGGATGCTAATGCTATGTCAAGCGAAATGAGCGCCACCCATGAAAATAAAACGTCCCTTCTCTGGACGCAGGAGATTACTGGCGAACCAGCAAGCAAGTCTAACTCCAGAAGAATAGTTAAGATCAATGGCAATATGAGAATTATTAAGAGTAAGAAAGCTCTTGAATACAGAGACAGCTTTCTGTCTCAAATCAATCCGCCTCCCGTTCCTATCGAGGGGGACATCGAGATAGAGGTAGTAGTGTGGTACAAAACAAGAAGACCAGACCTAGACATATCGTTGATAATGGATCTTCTGCAAGAGGGACTGGTGATAGTGAACGATCGGCAGATAAAAGTGATCAAAGCTTACCATCAGCTAGACAAGTTCAATCCCAGATCAGCTATCGGGCTAAGGCAGGTCTCCACCGACTTAATTATGCCGTTTTAGCTCAGGCAACGAAAGACTTATGTGACGAAAAGGAGAAGTCTGTTGACAAGGTACTGGCATGGACTAACACGCCTATGTTCCGAGAGATATGCGACATAGCTGACCTAGACCATGACGAAACAGCAGAGAAAATGAGAATTATCGCTGACATGCCTTTGCGTATCAGGCGTGATCTGATACACCATTTAATTAACACATCAAAAGGTTGGGAGTGATCAAGTGTCGAGGTGGGCAGAGGGGGAGAGGCAGAACGAAAGGGATAAGTTCCACCTCTCCCGAGAGACCTAGGAGGCTAGGCCATCTCTGCTAATCAATGCCCCGATCGTGTCAGCGGTTACAGAGGACACAGGGGCTGGGCATTGAGTGTTCATTATCCCACATCGTAAGAACAGAGTCAAACAGAGTCAAACAGAGTCAAACAGAGTCAATAAGAACAGGGAGGTCAGGAATGTCAGGAACATATGTCGTAAAGGAATAAGTGATTTACTTGAAATAACTCATTGGGAATATGTAAGACATATGCTCTCATATATCCCTTAGAATCTAGAGTCATTATATGGTTAGCCTGTGAATAGGTAAGAATTGAAAAATGGAATCAATCGCTTCGTTGATAGCCAGCGAATATCCGCGTACGGCACCTGGGACATTCAGCTTTATGTGTCCTGAATGTTCTGATGATCGAACGCAAAAAAATCGCTCACATAAATGCCTAAGGATAACTTTTGAAGAGAACCAAGCAGTCTGGTTTTGTCACAACTGCGGGGTCAAGGGACAAAAGTTCTTTGAAGCACTCTGCCTGAACAGATTTGAAAACAGTAAAAATACTGTTGAAAAGATAAGGGAAAAATACATGCGAACCGTTCCGTTATATTCAGTTGCTACGGAAGACTTCAGAAATGCAATCTTCCTCAAGCGAGGTATCGACCCAGGACCAGTCGGATTGCCGATAACGGATAACATTCTTCATTCAAAAGATATCTATTTCAATAGGCTAGGAGGCAAGAGCGAGGCGGTTGGGTTTGCCTACGGCGACGGTGCGATTAAGTGGAGGGCTGTAGATTCTAAAGACTTCTCGCAGACAGGGGTTTGTCGAAGCCTCTTCCCAGCTCCCTCCAGTCTGAGCGGGCTGGTCTTGATTGTGGAGGGGGAGTACGACGCCATCTCCATGAGATCGTGTGGCTACGAGGCTTATAGCGTGCCGACTGGGGCTAGTGTGTCAGGCGACGTGATGCCAGATTTCCTCAGACCATTAGCGGAGGGGTTGGACAGCGGAACGATCGAGGTGGTGGTGGCTGTGGATGCTGACGAGAAGGGTCGCCAACTCTCTTCTGTCCTCGCGGGCTGGCTGGGTAGGAGAAGGGTGGGGGTGATCGATTGGTCTAGGTATGGGGTCAAGGATGCTAACGAAGCCTTGTCCACTCATGGTAAGGAAATCATGAGAGTAGCCATAGCCGAGATTGGCGATGTCATGTACGAGGGGATCGTCAAGGTATCTGATATATCAAAAGCAATTAAAGATATCAGGATCGATGGCTTCAAGGGGGGTGCGAAGATCGGGCTGAACTCTATCGATAATTTATACACTGTCTGCGCTGACCAAGTGACTGTAGTAACTGGTGTCCCCGGCAGCGGGAAGAGCGAGTTGATCGATTATTTCATGGTATCCCTGGCTCAGCGGGAGGATTGGAAGTTCGCCATCTTTAGTGCGGAAAATCCAATCGAGATTCATGTGGGTAAACTTCTTGAAAAGTATTCAGGTAGTCCGATCTTTGAAGGGGATTCTAAGATTGGTGAAGATGAATTAGGCACTGCGTCCGAATGGCTGGGTGAACATTTCTTTTTCCTAGATCCTTCATCTTCCCATACCATAGATTCTATTTTAGCGAGAACAGAAATACTTGTAGTTAATCATCAAGTCAATGGATTGCTGATCGATCCCTTTAATTACACTGACGTTACCCTTGAAACCGATGCGATCAGTTCGATGCTGACGAAGCTTCATTTGTTTGCAAAGAAATTCCACATACACATTTGGATCGTTGCTCATCCACAAAAGATGTATCGAGGGGAGGGTGGAAAAATCCCAGTGCCCACGGGTGGAGACATCTCCGGGTCTGCTGCATGGTGGGCGAAGTCTGACTTCGGTATCACTGTGTCGAGAAATGATGATAACGAAACACGCATGAACGTATGGAAGTGTAGGTTTAAGTGGCTAGGGGAGGTAGGAAGTGCAGCTCTAGAGTACGATCGAACGTGTGGTAGGTACTCGGATGGTCAGAGTTCTGGGGATATTGCAGACTCTCTTGCGGATATAGATTGGGGAGATATCGCAGATGAAGGAAAAGAAAAAGAGAAGGAAAAGAAACAAATTAAAGTCCCAGCAGTCTTCGAAGATTTCTTCTGACCTCAGGGATTCTCGGCCACAATTCTTGATCGAGTCAGGCACGAAAGAATACCGGAGTAAGAAAGAGATCCACATTGAGGAGATAGGTTCTAACGGGACATTCAAAAGAGCTAGGGTTCTCGATCAGACTAAGTTTGATGAGCTTTTTCTAAACGACAACATATCTAAAGAGCAATACGCTGCTGCGGATATGTATCTTGGGTTGATGTCTATCTCTAGTTGCTTCATCAAGTCACCTAACCTTGGAGCCCAAGGCTCTCGGTCGAATCCTAGGGACGCGGCGGGAGCCATGGCCTCCAAGATTATTGCGATCTCTTCTGCCAGAAATAGGCTGAGAGATGCGGGTGAAAGTTGTCTAGTGGCAGTGGAATCATGTATCGGAATGAATGCAGATGTTGACTTGCATGACCTCAGGATTGGCCTGAACGCTCTGTTTCGATACTTCCATATATGAGCATGGCATCCGAAGCACCCATGCCTCTCATGCCCCATCCCCTTCGTGCGCGGCGTCGATAGCTCGCTGAACTTCGTCAGTCCAACCAGATTTCATTTGTTCTGGGACAAATGCGAACACCTTGAGCAACGCCCACCTCGCATCGGCCAGATCGCGCTCGGCTGTCTCGGCGCGGTCCTTCCAGGCTACGCCCGCTGCTGCCATCTCATCATGGTATTGGGGGTTGATGTACCGCTTGGACTCACTCATACAACCGTTCATTAGCGCGGTCAGTTCGGTCCAAGGGATGAGAAGCCGTCCTGCGAGCTTGAACGTTTGAATTCTCCCTCGTTTGATCTCGGCATACATCGAGCTTCGCGAAATTCCTAGGGCCTGAGATGCGTCCGCCACATTCACGGCGAGACGGTCTGTTCTGCTGTTGTCGTTGTCCATGCGTTTCTCCTTATCCCGTGGAATATAAATAGCCACTATCGTGGACTCCAAACATGGCTATATATACGATGAGCCTCATGATGATGCTCATGCTGCGGGCAGTTTCTGGCTGCCTCCACATAATCTGTATTCGAATAACCCATGATGGGCATTGCCCCTGCGGCGGCGGTCTACTTCGTAGGCCCCAGAGAATCGTGGCTTCCTGAAGTCGCGCAGTCTTGCGCTGATGCTCGCCTCACTTCCACTACCTCCGATTGCCACGTGTATCTCCGCTAACGTGCGCCAGCGTTCGTCCTGCATGACGTTCCAGACCTTGCCGAGTAGAGTGTTCAACCTTGGCTTGTCGAAAACTGGCTCGTAAGTGTCGCCGTCAAAATCGAAATCTGGTTGCTCGCTCATGCCTCCCCCTCTAGTATGGATACTACGCAGTAGCTTGCAATGTGTCCGTTTTCATGTTTAACAAATATTGTTTGACCACACCTTGCCTGTCTGTCGTGAACGTAAACATTCCATCGATCGTCGGCGTCGTCTCCCATTACTTCAACGAGTGTCTTACCGTTAAGCATCTTCGGGTCACTCATGACTGCCCTTTCTGATTACTAATATCTAGTAATCCTATAATCATGTTGCCCTTGCTGATCATGTCTTCCCTTGATATCTGACCCCAATCTTGCGTGAGTAACGCAAGGCAAGCTTCAAACCCTTTCTTATATGCTACCTTCTCTTTACCTTGGGTCGCTTGATATGTACTGATCCTCTTTTGTGAGAAGCCAGCATTCCTTAGTGATTTAATGGTATACGACATTATTTATTTCCCTTTTCGTGGTCATTGCTAGGCTTTTTCCTAGTAGTGATGCTCCTGTATTATTAAAGCATTCTATATCCTAACTCCTTGAATCTCTCTGGAATCACAACTTGATCATTGCAACTATCGCAACATCGCCCTTCGGCAAAAGGTCTTGCGTTGTTACCTTGATCCCATCCATTGATCGAGTTCACTTCGATTTCTTTTTTACAGATACAGCATTCCATAATAAATATCCCTCGTTAATTGGCGCTCCGGGTAGGACTTGAACCTACGGCCTGCCGCTTAGAAGGCGGCTGCTCTATCCAACTGAGCTACCGGAGCATCATTCACTCATCATTTGGTTCCATAGTTCTCAGCCATCAACCAGCTATCAACATGCTGGCGGATTGCAACCCTCGCTTGGGCGGAAGATGTTCTGTCTTCGTGCGCGGCGATTTTCTGAAGCGA